CCCGGAGAAAGCTCCGCTACCAGTTGTGCCTTTACCCATTGTGAGGCGCTATCGAAACCCTTCAATCGGCCCTGCTCGACGACCGAGGCCCGGATGACATTGCGCGACTGACTGAGCAATTCTGCGTCGCCCCAGGCCAGGGGCATCTGGTTGCGCGCCACCTGGATGTTGGCTTCCTGCTCGCTGTAGTTGTAGGTGCCGTATTCTCGGGCAACATGCTGGTTCGTGGCGCCATTGAACTGCGACATGATCTGGCCGGACTGGAGGCGGAACGCTTCACGTTGCGCTTCGTTGCCGAGACCGGCTTCGATGTCGTCGAAGCGCTTTTGCAGCTTTCCCTGGTACTCATCGACGAGGCTCTTGTTGTCTGGACGGAACAGCGCATTCCCGCCGCGCAGATGCACGAACCCCTCGTCCAGGCCATACGCCAGGTCGTTTCTTGCAGTAACAGCCTGTCTCATGCCAGCGTTGACCCGCAGCCCGTTGGCCTGTTTCTCCATGTCCAGGGCGATCCTGCCGAGTTCGCTACCGGAGCGCTGTAGGTTCTGGCCCTGCTGCTGCGCCTGCTGTCCGCCCACGTCTGGGATTTCCGGGGAGGTCAGGCGCACCTGGGGCAGCGCGTTGGGGGCAGCCTGGAAGTTATCGAATGTCGGTACGCGTGGCACGATCTACCTCAGTTCGAACAGAGTGCCCTTCAGACTGCCTGATTTGTTGAGGGCGTACCACGAACTGGCGACTGTACCGGCACTGCCCAACAGACTGGCAGCCGCTGAGCCGAAGGGGCTGATTGCTCCGGCCGCCGCGCGCTTGGTCAGGGCCTCGTTCCGAAAGTTGACACCTTGGGTGCGGTATCCCCAGGCGGATCCAATCGCGTCGGCGGTCAGGGTGTTGACGTCGATGTCCTTCATGATGTCAGTCGACGCCTGAAGCTCGGCGGCGCTACCTACGCCAAGGTCGATACCGTTAGCAGCCAACGCGGCCCGCTGGCTGCTCTTGAGTCTCCCCGCCCGCAGGGTGAGCGCGCCAACCTGCTGCTGACCTTGGTGAAGAATCGATTGCGCGCCAAGTTCTGAAATGCGGGCGTTGATGTCTGCGATGTCCGCTTGCCCTCTCAGCGCGGTCTGCTTCGATGCTGCGCTGAAATATCCGCCGATGGTGGATGCGATTCCACCGCCAATCTGACTGGCCAGCGAGGCCGACGCGATTTGACTAGATGAAAATCCCATGACCTAGACTCCAAATATCAACTACCGAGTGTAACCTCAGCCGTCAAGGCCACCACGGTGAGCGGCAGCGGATCGGATTGACGCACAAAAATCTGCCCGCTGTCGGCCCACGATGGGGTCAGCACGATGAGGATTTCTTCGCTCTTCAGAGCTGGCGGAGTGCCGTAGCTTTCTGTAGTGCGTTGCTTGGCCTCGACCAATTCATTGGCGTTTGGCCCCACGAAGATCCCAGAGGATCGATACACGCGTAGCCATACCCGGTTCACATTCTTGACCCGACCCTGCCCGAAGCTGCCATCCTGTAGCTGCACGGCGAGCGGCAGGGTTTGCAGGTCGGCCTCGATGGGCAGACCGACATGCACAAGGCTGGCCTCGATGTCGAGGGTGATGCTCCCGCCCGTGACCACACGCTGAGGATGTACCGCGCCGTCGGCCAGGATGTTGACCGTTTTCCCTTCGAGGTGACTCAGGCCGCTGATGACGTCGGCTGGTACACCAGAGTAGGTGGCTCCTGCATCGACAAAAAAGGCGTCGGCCTGCGTGGCTAATTGTCGTGATGCCATGCGCTCGACGTAGCGCACGCTGGCGCCGTTGATCGTGCGACGAATCACGCAGTAGAGTCTGTCCTCACTTCCCTCGGACACCACCGCGCAGGATTCGAACACGCCGTCCGTGTCGTGCCAGTGCCAGGCGCCAAGCTGTTGCTCTGGTATGTAGGTGAGGCCCAGGAGGTCACCCGATGTCGAGACGAACCAGACCAGCGGCTGAGGCGCCTTGGCGTAGGCCATATCCGTGACATCGAATGTATCGAACAGGTGTGGCGCGCGAAGCGACAGATCTCCGGTAAGGAAGCCATTTGCCTGCCAGTTGTAGGCCAGCTCGCGCACATGTCCGCCGCGCGCCGCACAGTAGATCAAGCTATTGTTGATGAGGTGTGGCTGCACGTTGGATGCTCCAACGTAGGATTGCGGGCGCACACTGATGGTACTGGGTGTGATGGCATCGCTGTTCACGGACATGATCCGCCACTCTGCCGATGATGTGAGCAACAGCAGTTGGGTGAGCGGCACGATATGGCGGATGGTGTTTGCCTCTCGCGCTGCAACGCGGAATGAGATGCGATCATCGTCGCGAACCGGGAGCGAGTAGCTCATGTCCGATTCGGTGCCGCTCCTGGTCATCCAGATGTTCTGCGGCTTGTTGATCGTGCCGGCAAAGCTTCGGCGCTGCTCGAAGTAGGACACAGCACCGGGGTAGTCGCCGGAGGCGCTAAATACGGTGTCATAGATGGGCGGAGTTTTGCCAAGGTCAGGGCTGATGTTATCGTCGATGATGGACAGATCGCTGGTTTGCCCGATGTAGCCGTACAGGCCGCCCTGCATCTTATAGACGTTATAACGCGAGGCGCCAGTGACGGCCGTCCACGAGATCGTCACCGTGGCACCCGTTTCAAACAGGTTGCCCCCTACGTTCGATGATGCCGACGCGGCCGATTCGCTGACCCCCGCGGAATCCACTGCCGTGACAACGTAGTAGTAGGTATATTTCACGGCGGTATGACCGGCCGCTACCAGTATGGGCGCGTCGGGTGAAGCAATCGACGCCGCGAAGGATATGGTTGCCAGCTGCCAGTTGGTCACATCCAGACGACGTAGTTCGCGCGGCGAGTAAGCCGGATGCACCAGGGTGAGCACGTCGGCCGACTGGACGTAGTGAATGTCGAACAGGTCGGCCTCGGCGTAGGGGTTGGCGATTTCATAGGGCAGGCCCGCGCTCAGCAAGGTAGCGCCTAGGGTGTGGAAGCGGAAGTATCCGGCTCCCACCTCGATGATCATGGTTTGCGTCGTCGAATAGGTGAAGGGAATCAACCGCACCTGCTTGGTCGAGTCCTTCACCTCGCGCACAAAGGCGAATCCGGGGCGGTTTTCCGCAGGTCCCTGCGGCTTGGTAACGAAGTTGCGGCAGCGGGCAAGGCCCGACTGATACTTGGAATCGTCAACGCGTCCGAACCCCTCCGGGCCAATTTCACCGCCCGAGAACGAGCGTTGCAGGGTGCGAATGTTCGCCATGGCTACCTACCGCTGATCCATGTGGGGGTATGCTCGGGGCGCACCTTGCGCTGGTTCGCATCCGATATTGTGGCCTCGTGGAATGCACGCAGGAAGCCCTGTAGAGTAGCCCTTGCCATGGCTACGCCAGCGTCGCCTTTTATCACCGGTCCGGCCAGATAGGACGCCAGCAACCAGGCGAGCGAATCGACGAAGAGGGGCGCGAATTTGGTGGTGTCGGTCACGCGCGCGACAAATCGTAGGCTGGCGGCCTCCTGGTTTGTCAGGATGATAGAAGCGCCAGTGTCGTCGCTTTCCGCATCGTAGGGTTGCGTATCCTCATCGTTCGAGGCATCGGCCGGAAGAACCGCAAGCAGCTTGATTGCGCCGGTGGGCTCGGCATAGGCAAAGGCCCAGTTCCAGGAGTTTACAGCGAGCTCGGCAAGCTGCACGCGCCGGGTAGCGAACTTCCACGGATGCATTTCCAGCAGGGTGTCGCGGGCCAACGGGTAGAAGCGCGCACAGTGTTCCGCCTGGGATGAACCCTCGGGCGGATCGATGCTCGATACCGTGGCGTTGTCACCCAGACGTGCCAGGGCTGCGTTGCAGATGTCAACCTCTGATGCCATGGGTGCTCCCTAAAAAAAGCGGGGGCGCAAAGCCCCCGCAAGCTGGTGGTGCTACCACGAGGAGACTACACCAGGTCGTCGTCGCGAGGCCTTTTGACAGCCGAAACTTCGAACCCTTTGCGGCTCTTGCTATCCTTGATGTTGGCCATTTGGTTGACAGCCGTAAACCACGATGCTCTGGAGCCTTCCGGAACCTCGAACTCGTCGCCAACATCGCGCAGGCTTCCGAGATAGCCGGGTTTGATTGCGACTACTTTCATTCCGCCACCTCCTTACGCGATGCCAGGAGCATCGGGCTTGGGGACATTCTGCTGGATGCCCGTGACTACCTGCGCAGAGAACTTGCCGGCGGTCAGCGGGCCAGTGCCAACGGTGTAGTTGACACGGCAGTAGCGACGCAGACTGGTAGGCATCGGGATGATGATCTGCGCACCAGCGGTGAGGAGTGCCTTGCCGATGGCTGCGGTGACGGCCACGTCGGCAAAGGCGGCGCCATCAGCCGAGTCCTGCACCGCGAACGTGACGGTCGCGGCACCAGCAGCAGTGGCCGACGCATCCACGGTAATGGCCATGCTGGCCCGGTCGCTCAAGCCGAGGTCCGGAGTAACCTGACCGAAGTCGATGAGGTCGGTCGATGCCGCCGTAACGGTGACGGCTTGTTCGTTCGAGACTTGAAGTGCTTTGTCGATAATCATGATTTGCCCTTTTTCAATGGTTACACCACGCGTGCTTCGGTCAGCAGGAGCGCATCAGTACGGCGACAGGGCACGCCATCGAACGCGACGACCCTCTTGCCGGCAATTTCCTCCATGGTCAGCGTCGAGGTGGCCACCTTGTTTGCGATCTGGCGGCGCAGGAAGCTGCGCAGCTTGCGCGGCAGGTAGAACGCCGGGCGTCCCATGCCCATACTCGGCACCAGTTCGAGCGCTTGGGTCATCAGGTCGATGAGGTCGGCGCCAGCACTGGCGTTCTTGGTCAAGTCGGACACGTCGATGTTGGCGATGCGAACCACATAGCGCCAGTCGCGCAGCACGGCCCCGATGTCCCATTTGTAATGGGTGCGGTAGCCTTGATAACGACCGCCAGTGGCGTCGAGCAGCGTGTCCTCGCCCAGGTCGCGCGATTGCAGACCGGCCGAGGAGCCCTTCGGATAGATCGTGTGACAAGTGTTCGGTCCCCACACGGTCAGCCAGATGGACGCGTTGTCAGCACCGACGCCGAGAGCATCAATGATGTTCATGGCATTTTCGGCCGAGAGGCTGCTGTACCGAGGAGCCAAGCCCATGAACTTTTCGGGATCCAAGCTGGAATCGCCGTAGAAAAGCGTCGTCGCCATCGTCTGATTCATGCCCTCGATGAAGGCGCAATCCTCGGACAGGCGCCAGGCGGCGGAGTTGCCGTTGAGGTCGGCCAGCGCCTTGTCGACTTCGGCGTAGGTCTCCAACATCCCCATGGTGTCCTTCACCGGAACAGTGCGGGACTTCTCGGGCTGCACGCCGTAGTTCAGCTTGCGCCACGTGCCGCTGGGAAGGCCGGAGCGGATGGTGGTTTTATGCTCAGTGAAACCGTTGGCCTCGATTACGGTCATGTCGTCGAGG